AGAAGAACAAAAAGATAAATGGTTTGATTATATAGACGAAGAGTTTAAACGTAGAGACGAAGGCTTTTGGTTTATGAATAACAACAAGCCAACATATATAACAGGTACACACTACATGTATTTACAATGGAGTAAAATAGATGTAGGTGCTCCAGACTTTAGAGAAGCTAATAGATTATTTTATATATTCTGGGAAGCTTGTAAAGCAGATAAACGATGTTATGGTATGTGTTATCTTAAAAATCGTCGTAGTGGTTTTAGCTTTATGTCATCTGCTGAAACAGTTAATTTAGCTACATTAGCGAGTGATAGTAGATTTGGTATATTATCTAAAACAGGTGCTGATGCTAAAAAAATGTTTACAGATAAAGTAGTGCCAATTAGTATTAACTACCCGTTTTTCTTTAAACCAATACAAGATGGTATGGACAGGCCAAAATCAGAGCTTGCGTATAGAGTACCAGCTAGTAAGTTTACAAGAAAAAAGATAACAGCTAACGAACAAGTTGAACACTTAGAAGGTTTAGACACAACTATTGACTGGAAAAATACAGGTGATAATAGTTATGATGGTGAAAAACTAAATCTATTAGTGCATGATGAAAGTGGTAAGTGGGAAAGACCTGATAACATATTAAATAACTGGCGAGTAACAAAAACATGTTTACGATTAGGTAGTAGAATAGTTGGTAAATGTATGATGGGCTCGACTTCAAACTCATTAGATAAAGGTGGAGACAATTTTAAAAAACTATACAATGCATCAGATGTCACTAAGAGAAATAGAAATGGCCAGACAAAGTCTGGTTTATACTCTTTGTTTATCCCAATGGAATGGAACTACGAAGGATTTATTGACGAGTACGGAGTTCCAGTATTTACTACACCTGACACAGATGTCTTTGCCCCAGACGGTGAACTAATAGATATAGGTGTAATAGATAATTGGCAAAACGAAGCTGATGGTTTAAAAGATGATCAAGATGCTTTAAATGAATTTTACCGCCAGTTTCCACGTACTGAAGAACACGCGTTTAGAGACGAAACAAAAAATAGTATATTTAACCTAGTAAAAATATACGAACAAATAGATTATAACGAAGAGTTAGGTAATAGTTTGGGTATAACTCAAGGTAATTTTCAATGGGTTAGTGGTATAAAAGACACACAAGTTATATTTTATCCAGATCCAAAAGGTAGATTTAAAATTAGTTGGGTTCCACCTCAACAACTACAAAACAGAGTGGTACTTAAAAACGGTATTAAATATCCTGGTAATGAACATATGGGTGCTTTTGGATGTGACTCATATGATATATCCGGGACCGTAGATGGTGAAGGTTCAAAAGGAGCACTTCACGGACTAACTAAGTTCAGCATGGAGGACGCTCCAGCTAATAGCTTCTTTTTAGAATACTTATCAAGACCACCTACGGCTGAAATATTTTTTGAAGATGTATTGATGGCTTTAGTGTTTTATAGTATGCCAATACTTGCAGAGAATAATAAACCTAGGTTACTATACTATTTAAGACGTAGGGGTTACAGGGGTTTTAGCATGAATAGACCAGATAAAGTTTGGAACAAATTATCTGTTGCTGAAAAAGAAATAGGTGGTATACCAAACTCTAGTGAAGACATAAAGCAAGCTCATGCAGCAGCTATTGAAATGTATATACAAGATCATGTAGGTATGAAGCAAGATGGTACTTTTGGTGATTTGTATTTTAATGGTTTATTAAATGATTGGGCTAAATTTGATATAAATAAAAGAACTAAATTTGATGCTACTATAAGTAGTGGTTTAGCAATAATGGCAAACAATAAACATCTGTATGCGCCTAATGCTAAAATAGAAAAACAAAAGTTAAATATAAATATTGCTAGATATAAAAACACTGGTAATAATTCACAAATAATAAAATAAATATGGCATATTCTAGTAGTTATTTTCCTAACCAAACAGTAAGTGATGCTGAAAAATTAAGCTATGATTACGGTTTAAAAATAGCAAAAGCTATAGAAGCAGAGTGGTTTTCTAACGATGCTAGTAGAAATTATAGTAGCAGGTATAGAAATAACTATAACGATTTTCACTCGTTAAGACTTTATGCTAGAGGCGAACAAGGTATACAAAAATATAAGGACGAGCTATCTATTAATGGTGATTTGTCCTATTTAAATTTAGACTGGACGCCTGTACCTATAATACCTAAATTTGTAGACATATTAGTAAACGGTATGACACAAAGGATGTATGATGTAAAAGCTTATTCTCAGTCACCTAACGGTGTTGAGAAAAGAACTAATTATATGGAGTCTTTATTGTCAGATATGAAACTTAAAGGTTTTGATGAAGTTACTTCTCAAGCTTTTGGCATCAACACAAGAGAAACATCAACAGACGTGGCTTTACCAGAGTCTACAGAAGAGCTTCAAGTGCATATGCAGCTTGAATATAAACAAACTATAGAATTAGCAGAAGAGCAAGCTATAACAACTCTACTTGAAGGTAATAACTATGATTTAATACAAAAAAGATTTTATTATGATTTAGCAGTGTTAGGTATAGGAGCTGTTAAAACTGATTTTAATACTTCAGAAGGTGTAACCATAAAATATGTTGATCCAGCAGATTTAGTTTACTCTCATACTGATTCACCTTATTTTGACGATATATATTATGTTGGTGAAGTTAAAGATATACCTATAAATGAATTAGCCAAACAGTTTCCTTTTTTAGATGAAAATGATTTAGAGGATATAGTTAAAAACAAATCTTATCACAAAACTTCAGGAAGAGACAAGTATGGTTACGATGAAAAAGATAATAACACAATACAAGTTTTATACTTTAACTATAAAACTTATATGAACGAAGTATATAAAATAAAAGAAACAGGCACTGGTGCAGAAAAAATAATACCAAAAGATGATCAGTTTAATCCGCCAGAAAACATGGAAGGTGGCTTTAGTAAGCTACTAAGATCTATAGAAGTTTTATATGAAGGAGCGTTAATATTAGGTACAGAAAAATTACTTAAATGGGAAATGGCTAAAAATATGATGAGACCAAAAAGTAATTTTACAAAAGTAAAAATGAATTACGCTATAGTAGCTCCTCGTATGTATAACGGTCGTATTGATTCTATAGTAAAACGTGTAACAGGTTTTGCTGATATGATACAACTTACACATTTAAAACTACAACAAGTAATGTCACGTATGATACCTGATGGTGTTTATTTAGATGCAGATGGTTTAGCTGAAATAGATTTAGGTAATGGTACAAACTATAATCCACAAGAAGCTTTAAATATGTTCTTCCAAACAGGTAGTGTTATTGGTAGATCATTTACACAAGATGGTGATATGAATCCTGGTAAAGTACCTATTAAAGAAATAACTAGTGGTAGCGGTGGTAATAAAATGCAAGCTTTAATAGCAAACTATAATTATTATTTACAAATGATTAGAGATACTACTGGTCTTAATGAAGCTAGAGATGGTAGTATGCCAGATAAAAATGCTTTAGTTGGTGTGCAAAAATTAGCTGCAGCTAACAGCAATACAGCTACAAGACATATATTACAAAGCGGTTTGTTTTTGACAGCTGAAATAGCAGAGTTGTTATCACTTAGAATATCTGATATTATAGAATATTCACCAACAAAAGAAGCTTTTATAGAAGCCATAGGTAGTCACAACGTTGCCACGCTTGAAGAAATGTCAAACTTACATTTATATGACTTTGGTATATTTATACAGTTACAACCAGATGAAGAAGAAAAAGCAAAACTTGAAAACAATATTCAAATGGCTATACAACAAAAAAGTATAGATCTTGAAGACGCTATTGATATACGTGAAATTAAAAATTTAAAACTAGCTAATCAAGTTTTAAAAATACGTAGAAAGAAAAAGCAAGAGCGTGACAGACAAATGCAGTTAGAAAACATAAAGGCTCAAAGTGAGTCTAATGCAAAAGCAGCTCAAGCTTCAGCTCAAATAGAAGTACAAAAAGAACAAGCATTGACACAATCTAAAATACAGCTAGAACAAACAAAAGCACAGCTTGATGCTCAAAAAATGCAATTAGAAATAGATGCTAAAAAACAACTAATGCAACTAGAGTTTCAATATAACATGGCTATTAAAGGTGCTGAATCAAGTAATTTAAAACAAAGAGAAAAAGAAAAAGAAGATCGTAAAGATGAAAGAACAAAAATACAAGCTACGCAACAAAGTGAAATGATAGAGCAAAGAAAATCAGGCAAACCACCTAAAAACTTTGAGTCTGCAGGTAATGATATACTAAGTGGTAGCTTTGATTTAGGAGCTTTTAATCCTAGATAAATTTATTAATTATTATTATATTATATTATGGAAGAAAAAAATGAAAACGTAGTTGAAGAAACTACACGAGATAACGTTACTAAAGTTAAGGTTGAAGAACCAAAACAAGATGACAACGTTATAAAAGTAAATTTAGATAAACCAGTAAAAAAAGAAGAAGATGCCACTGAGAAGCAAAGCACAGATGAGGTACCTGTTCGCGACGGATCCGAAGCTAGCGAAAAAGTTCGTGAAGAAGACGAAAAAAAGCCTGAAGAACTTACCGAACAAAGTGAAGAGAAAAAAGAAGAAGTAGTACTAGAAGAAATAACTGAAGATAACACTGAACAGCAAGTAACAGAAGTAGAAGAAAAAGTTGAAGAAGCTATTGCTGAGTCAAAAGCTACGGGTAAACCACTACCAGAAAACATACAAAAGTTAGTTGACTTTATAGACGAAACTGGTGGTGATATAAACGATTACGTAAAACTTAATCAAGATTATAGCAAGTTAAACGATAACGATGTTGTGTTTGAGTATTACAAGCAAACAAAACCTCATTTAACTAATGATGAAATAAACTTCTTAATGGAAGATACTTTTAAAGTAGACGAAGAAGAAGATACTGATAGAGAAATACGAAGAAAAAAACTAGCGTTTAAAGAGCAAGTTGCCAGCGCTAGAAGCCACCTGGACGGGCAAAAGTCCAAGTATTATAAAGAAATTAAAGCTGGGTCAAAGTTGACTCCGGAACAACAAAAAGCTGTTAATTTTTTTAATAGATACAATAAGCAGTCAGAAGAAAATAAAAAAGTGATTGATAACAATACTAAAATATTTGAACAAAAAACTAATAGTTTATTTAACGACAGGTTCAAGGGTTTTGAATATAACGTTGGTGACAAAAAATTTAGATTTAATGTTAAAGATATTAATGGTACAAAGCAAAAGCAAAGCAATATAAATAATTTTATGGCAAAGTTTGTCGATAAAAATTCTGCTTTAACAGATGCAAGAGGTTATCATAAAGCTTTATATACAGCTATGAACGCTGACGCTATTGCAAAACATTTTTATGAACAAGGTAAAGCTGATGCTATGAAATCAAGCGTTGCTAAAGCTAAAAATATTGATATGAATCCAAGACAGGCTCATGGAGAAGTTAATGTTAGCGGAGTAAAAGTAAAAGTGTTAGGTGATAGATCTTCTGATTTTAAATTCAAAATTAAAAACAATAAATAAAAATTTAAAATAAAAAATTATGGCAATTAATCCAGGAACAAATTTAAATAGTGTTCCATCGTCTTTACAACAGGCGTTGTCGACAAACTATTTAGATTTAGCGTCTGAAGCTGGAAAAGGCTGGGCGCAACAATATGTACCAGATCTAATGGAGCAAGAAGCTGAAGTTTTCGGACCGAGAACTATTTCAGGTTTCTTAGCGCAAGTTGGAGCTGAAGAGGCTATGACTGCTGATCAAGTAGTATGGTCTGAACAATCAAGATTACATTTATCTTACAAAGGTGAAGTTAAATCTAGTACAACTATTGAAATACAATCAGATATTGATGGTAATAATCAAGATACTTCTGATGGTATTTCTGGTTCTGGTGATTCACCAATTAGACACGGTGTTAGAGTTAATGATACTATTCTTGTTGCTAATAGCAATGGTGTTAAGAAGTGTTTAGTTACTATAGTAAACGGTGACTTAATTACTGTAGCTCCTTATGATGGGGCTAACTTAGGTTATTCTTCTACAGCTGCTTTAGCAACTACTATATTAGTTTATGGCTCTGAGTTTGCAAAAGGTAAAACTTATACAAACGCTGCTGGTAATGCTGATGCTGATTCAAGAGGTGCTAATCAACCAGACTTTAAAACTTTCAATAATAAACCAATTATTATGAAAGATTATTACGAGGTATCTGGATCTGATGCTTCAAGAATCGGTTGGGTAGAAATTTCTACAGAATCTGGCCAAGGAGGTTATTTATGGTACTTAAAAGCTGAAGCTGACACAAGAGCTCGTTTTACTGACTATGTAGAAATGTCAATGCTAGAATCTATTAAAGGTGAAACTGGTAACACTGTTGACACTGAGTTAGGTGGTGCTGATACTGATGCTGTTGGTACTCAAGGTTTATTTGATGCTATCGAAAAAAGAGGTAACGTTACTACTGGTGTAACCGGTGTTAACGCTGCTACTGACTTAGCTGAGTTTGATGCAATACTTGCTGAGTTTGATAAGCAAGGTGCTATTGAAGAGTATATGATGTTTGTTAACAGATCAACTAGTTTAGCTATTGATGACATGTTAGCTTCAATGAACTCTTACGGAGCTGGTGGTACTTCTTACGGTGTATTTAACAACTCTGAAGATATGGCATTAAATTTAGGTTTCACTGGATTTAGAAGAGGTTCTTATGACTTCTACAAATCTGATTTCAGATACTTAAATGACAAAGCTACAAGAGGTGGTATTAACGATGCTGCTGGTACTGATGCTATTAGAGGTGTCTTAATTCCTGCTGGAACTTCTTCAGTTTATGATCAAACTGTTGGACAAAGCATGAAAAGACCTTTCTTACACGTAAGATTTAGAGCTTCACAAACTGATGACCGAAGAATGAAAACTTGGGTTACTGGTTCTGTTGGTGCTGCTACGTCTGCGTTAGATGCAATGCAACTACATTTCTTAACTGAAAGATGTTTAATCACTCAAGGTGCTAACAACTTTATGTTAATGAAGTAAATCATTATTAAGTCGAGGCTTCGGCCTCGGCTTTTTTACTAATTTTATTATATATTATATTATGGCAAAAAAACAAAAAACAGAAAAGGTTGTAGAGCCTTTAATAAAAAAAGACTTCGAAGAAGTTGAAGCACCGGTTATGGAAACACCAAAACCTAAAAGAGTTGAACCTAAAAATAAAACCGTTAATAATTGGGAAATAAAAGATAGAGTATATTATTTAAAAAATAATAAAAAACCATTATCTTATATGATAAGAAGTTCAAATATATACTGGTTTGATCAAGAAAAAGGTTACGAAAGAGAATTAAAATATTGTCAAAACCAAACTACGCCTTTTGTAGATGAAATGACAGGAGATCAAAGATTATCTCATATTATATTTAGAAACGGAGCTTTATTTGTAGAAAAAAACAAAACAACTTTACAAAAATTATTATCTTTATACCATCCACATAAAGATAAATTGTTTTATGAATATAATCCAGTTAAAGAAGCAGCTGATGACATAGAAATATTAGAACTAGAAGCAGATGCAATAGTTTTAGCTAGAGAAATAGATATTGATTTAGCAGAAGCTATTATGCGTGTAGAAAAAGGTTCTGAAGTATCTAAGATGAGTTCTAAAGAGCTTAAAAGAGATTTGTTAGTGTTTGCACGAAATAATCCTGCTTTGTTCTTAGAATTAGCCGCTGATGATAACGTTCAACTTAGAAACTTTGGTATTAAAGCTGTAGAGCTTGGTATTATTAAATTATCTTCTGATCAAAGAAACTTTTTATGGGGTTCTAATGATAGAAAAATAATGGTAATACCATTTGACGAGCATCCATACACTGCTTTAGCACATTGGTTTAAAACTGATGAAGGTATGGAAATATATCAAAACATAGAAAAAAGATTAAATTAATCAAACTGTAGAGCGGTCGCTCTTCGGGGCGATCGTAACTACAAAACAAAACTATTATGATAAATGAAATATATCAAACAGTATTAGCAATAGCTAATAAAGAACAAAGAGGATATATAACACCTCAAGAGTTTAATTTGTTTGCTAACCAAGCACAAAACTCTATATTTGAGCAATATTTTTATGATCTTGATGTTGCAAAAAGAATACCTTTTAATAACGATTATAATAGTAAAGTTAATTTAATTGAAGACAAAATATATCCTTTTAAATTTTCACAAGAAGTAATAGCTGGTTCTAGTTTAACTAGTCTTAGTGCTTTTTATAAATTAGTTAAAGTAGTAGACACAGGTGACGGTGGAAAAGAAGTAGAAGAAGTAGATACTTTTGATGTTGAAAAAACTCAAAATGGACCTTTAACAAGAGCTAACTCTGATAGACCAATATACTTTGTAGAAAGTGGTAGTATAAATTTTATACCTGAAGAGCCTGTAGGTAAATACAAAGCTTACTATATTGCAAGACCAAACAAAGTTAACTGGACATATGTTATTGTAAATAACAAGCCTTTGTATAACGGTTTTGCAGCTGATCACAGAGACTTCTCTCTAGTAAAATCTGAAAAGCCTAAAATAATAACAAAAATATTACAACTAGCTGGAGTGTTATTAAAAGATAATTCTTTATTACAAGCAGCAGCAGCAGAAGAAGCAAAAAATATTCAATTAGAAAAACAATAATAAATGGCATTATTAAACAATACGCAAAGAGAATATTACCAAGGTTCTGATTACGGTAATTATCAATTTACTTCTTTAAAAGATATAATAAATCAATTTATGGTTGTTTATGTTGGTGAAGGTAAAGCTATATCAAAAGCTAGTAGAGTTGAAGTTGCTTTTCATGCTCAACGAGCAATGCAAGAACTTTCTTTTGATACGTTTAAATCTATCAAGTCTCAAGAAATAGAATTACCACCTAGTCTAACAATGATACTGCCTCATGATTATGTTAACTACGTTAAATTAACTTTTAGCGATAGTGCTGGTATAGAGCACGTTTTATATCCTACTAGTAAAACTTCTAATCCATTTGCAATACTTCAAGAAGATGATGGTAACTATGACTTTGTTTATAGATCATCAACTTTAGTTAAAAATAGTGATTTTGCAGATAGCTCTGCATTATCTACTGGTGGTACTGATTGGACTAAAGCTGCTAATGTGGGTGATGATAAACAAAGTATTGTTTCTGAAAAGTTAGAGTTTGAACACAATAGTAACGCTCCAATACCTGGTTCTTCTTCTACTACTAGTAGAGCTTATGCTGTGTGGCAGGAAATAGATGTTACAAATGTTGATGTTTTAGATTTCAAAGCTACAGGTGCTTCTGCTGCTTCTGGAACTAATAAAGGAGTAGGTGTTTTAAGAGTTGGTATTAGTACGTTTGGCTTTCCAGGTTACAACTTTCAAATAACAAATCCTAATAGATCAACTGCACCTTCTTTAAATAACACAGACGATATATTTGATGTTTTCACAGAAGACGGCAATAGAGCTTTATTAACTTTTAACGATGGATTACAAACTGAATCAACAGCAGAAATAACTGATGTAGATGTTCGTGGAATAGATACTATATATGTTTTAATAACAAGTTTTATAGAAGATTTTATTGATCCAAGTGCGGCTGCCAGTAAAAATACAGTAGATAATGTAATTATAACTTGTGACGCTTTATCAGATAAACTACAAACGCAAGGAGACTCTGATACTTGGAATAATTTTAAAGCACATACGCCTGCTGAAAATAACATAAATGATTATCAAGATTATCAAAACCACATATATTGGCCTAACGAAGGTGAAAGATATGGTTTAGATCCACAACACGCTCAGGTCAATGGTAGTTTTTATATAGACGAGTTAAAAGGTTTAATACACTTTTCTTCTTCGCTAGCTAATAAAACAATTATATTAAAATATATTAGTGATGGCTTAGGCACGGAAGAAGAGATGAAAGTACATAAGTTTGCTGAAGAAGCCATGTACAGAAGTATATCTTACGCTATAATATCTGCTTCTTCTTATGGTCAGAATTTAGCGCGTAGATTTAAAAGAGAAAAATTTGCTGCTGTTAGACAAGCAAAACTTAGATTATCCAACATAAAGTTAGAAGAAATAACTCAAGTATTTAGAGGTAAGTCTAAACAAATAAAACATTAATTAAATGCCAGAAATTAAGAATACTCTTTTAAAAGGTCGTATGAACAAAGACCTTGATGAAAGATTAGTACCTAATGGAGAATATAGAGACGCTCTTAACATTAATGTTTCTACGTCAGAAGAGTCTGATGTTGGAGCAGCACAAACTATACTTGGTAATACGAGAATAGAAGATGTAATTGATAGTGAAAACTATATTTGTGTTGGTAGTATTGCTAATGAAAAAACAAATAAACTATATTGGTTTGTAAAAAACGATGTTTCAGGTATAGATGCTATATTAGAATATGATAGTAAGCTTGATGAAGTTTTTTATATTTTTACAGATATTAAATCTAACACTGATAACGCTGTACTTAAATTTCCTACTAGAACAATAACTGGTATAAATATAATTGATGATTTACTTTTTTGGACAGATGGTGTTGGTGAGCCTAAAAAAATAAACATAAACCATTGTAAAGATGGAACTATAGATTTAGCAACACATACTCAACTAGTAGTTTTAGGCGATAATTTAGGTGATATTGAAGAAGAAGATATTACAGTAATAAAAAAGAAACCTACAAACGCACCTGTTGCAATACCTAATTTTACAAAATCATCAGATGCTAGTTATAGTGATAAAACAAGTCTTTTTGAAAAAGAATTTTCAAGATTTGCTTTTAGATATAAATATCAAGACAACGAGTACTCTGCGTTTGGTCCTTTTTCAAACGTTGTTTTTAATCCTGAGTACGTAACAAATCCACATAGAAAAACTGGTCAAAGTTTTATTCAATACAATAGTTATAATAGTTTTAGTATAACTGAGCCTTTTAATGCTACTATGACTAATAAAATAGATAGCATTAGTATATATAATTTTATACCACCTGATATACCAAGAGGTGTTATTGAAATAGAAATATTATATAAACAAGAAAACTCACCTGTTATATATTCTATAGCAAGGTTAAATAAAAAAGACGGTAGTGATAATAATTATTGGGAGTCACCTGGTTATAACGAAGGTAAAGCAGGTTTTACTTCAAATTATAAAGGTAATTATATTTTAAGTACAGAAAATATATACGCGGCTTTACCTGAAAATCAGTTTATAAGAGTGTTTGACACTGTTCCTAGAAAAGCTTTAGCACAAGAAATAACTGGTAATAGATTAGTTTATGGTAATTACACGCAAGGTTATAATATGGATCTCGATAGTAATGGTAATGATTTATATTCTATACAAATAGAAGCAGATTATGAAGATAGAGAGATTAGTTTTCCTGTTGTAGATTTTAATTTTTCTCCACAAAAATCTATAAAATCTTTAAGAAATTATCAAGTAGGTATTGTTTTTGGAGATGAATATGGTAGAGAAACACCAGTTTTTACTTCTGAAAACGCTGGCGTTAGAGTTCCTTGGTCTAAATCTGGTTCTTTAGGTAATGCAAGTTCTAGCTTAGCTTTAAAAGCATCTATAGCTTCTACTTATCCAAGTTGGGCTAGTTATTTTAAGTTTTATATTAAAGAAACTTCTACAGAGTACTATAATCTTATAATGGATAAAGCTTATATACCTACGTCACAAGATGATCAAGATAGAAATATACCACCAGATCATATTTGGATTTCATTTTTCTCTTCAGATAGAAGTAAACTTGATATAGAAGATCATATAATATTAAAAACAATAATAACTGCTCAAAAAGACGGACAGTTTCCTTTAAATAATAAATTTAAAATAATTGATATTCAAAATGAAGCTCCAGAGTCTATTGCTTTTGAATTTAATAGTTTAGCTTCTATACAAGAAGATTCTACTGGAAAATTAACTGCCATATTTAACGAGCCTGGTGATTATAGTATTATAAATGAAACTATTGATATAGTTTTAGATAGACTAGCGTTTCAAGATTTAGCTTTAGGTCAGCCTGGTGGTGTTTTTGGTCCTATGCCTTTTACTGAAGATTCAAAAACAGCTAACACACAAGACATGTTTGTTTCTTGGTATAGGGTTAATACAGATAATACAAAAGAATATTCAGAAGATTATAGAATTTCATCTATAGTTACTGATAGTACTAATGATAAATTCCGTGTTAAACTTAGAAAAAGAATAACAAGTTCAGATGCCGCTTTAGCTGACAATGGCTCTGGAGCTATTGATACTGAAGTTGTTTTTAATGTTTTTAGAAAACAAAGAAAAGAGTTAGATCAGTTTGCAGGTAGATTTTTTGTAAAAATAGCATTTGATTATGTTGTTGATGAAGTAAGAGAAATTACAGAAGAAATTACAGGAAATTACTCAACGCTTGCAGATGCTAAAATGAAATATTGGTTAGACAAATACGATGATGATAGTGTAAATACGTCTGGAGCTTTAGAATATAACGAAGTAGGTAGAATAGTAAACGTAGATCCTAATATAAATGAATACAATGATGCGGCGGCTGCTACAATTAATGGTAGAATATTAGGAAGTACTCATGCACATGCTGCAGGTCCTACTAATACAGCAGCTAATAAAGCTTTTAAGTGGCAACCTTTATACAACCATTGCCACCCAAGTGGAGGTCCATCTGACGCTTTCTTTATTGACAATATGTATTTTGCCGCTGGACAAGGAAGTCAAGATACAAAATATGCTAGATATGCTATAGATATTGTGCGTGGACAATCTGTAGGTGCTAAATCTGTTGGTGGAGTATCTATAGCCACGAAATATAATTTTGCTAGATGGATGAATACTGACAATACATCTAGCTTAGATTCTAATAAAAATTATTTTGAATATGCTGTTGCTGGCTTGCCTGGTAATACACAACAATATATACCAATGGATTATGAATTAAATCCATTAAATGGTAATCTTAGTTCATATCCAGAGCTAAGTGAAAGTTTTATAACAAGAGTACAAGCAGCTAATGTTGGTTATACTAGTGGTACTTGGTCTTCGCAAACAGATTCGAGTGGTATTGCTCCTTTACCTCAATATCCTGATTGGAGATGGGAGCCTTTTGCTAAAGATTCTTCAGTTGGTTATGAAGTTAAAGAATTTCAAAGTAAACCTAGTAATTATAATGGTCAAGTATTTTCAAACGCCGCTAGACACGTTCACTTAAATGCTAACCATCCTTACGTTACAAGTTCACCTGATTGGTCTGATTGGGATGATAGAATCGTACCTGCGATAATAGGTTCTAATGCCTCAAGCTATGGTGGTCTGAGTGGTGATGTAACTTTTGATCCAACAATGATAGTTAATAGTATGGAAGGTATTTTTACTTCAACATACGAGCATATATATACTTTAGCGGCACTTGGCGGTATTGGTAATAAAACTTTTAGAAAAGTTAGTGTTGTTAGTAATGGTGGGGGTAACGTAATTACAGATAATCCTTACACTGTTTCTTTAACAGCTGGCGCACCTGTAAATAGAGTGTTTATGCATTTATCTTTTTTAGGTCCTGGTGAAGACTTAGTTTCTGATAATTTAGATCTTACAAACGCAGAGTTAACAGGACCTAATTGTTTAGGTGCATATTTACAAGGTATACATGGCGGTGGCGTGTTTACAAAAAGTAGAAAATTTGGTTTAAGTAACGGTTGGGAGTTTAAAAGAACTCCTGATTGGGACTCACCACAAGTTATAGAGTGTGAGAGTACTAGTAATCCTGGTGGAGATTCTACTTTACAAGGAACTAGAGACGTTGGTTATAACGCTTCTTATCAAAGCTTACACGAAGACCAGTGGAATCCTACAAAAAACATTAATGGAGATCCAGATGGTAACATACAAAAATTTATTGATCAGTTAAACATTCCATATTCAAAGTTTAAATTTTCAGACGACCCAGATGAAGTTTTTTATACTATAAGAAGTGTTACTAAAAAATATATATACAATCACACACCTTGGAAAAGAAGGTATGTTAAAAGAATTTCTTATACATTACCCTCTACTTTTGATGAAGCTAGAGATTTTTCTGAAGAAATAAATTTAAAAGCAGCAGGTGATAGTGTTGAAGAAGCTGCAGTTGCTTGGGCTATCGCAAAAGAAAACGGCGATAGTGATGAAGCTAGTAAAAGAAGTGATTTAGAAACAAAAATTAAACAGTTTGGTAAAGCAAGTAATCGACGTATTGTATATATATTAGAATTAGAAGATGAAAATGGTAATCCTTTAGATCCTAGAAACCAAACTTATAATCCAGTTGATGCTAATTCAGGTGGTTCTGGTATAGTTGCTGAAAACGGAAGTGCTAGAATGGAATTTTTAAACTATACGCCTGGTATAACTAGAGGTAGAGTATCTAATAATCCTGCTATATGGGAAACAGAGCCAAGAGAAAATAAAGATTTAGAAGTTTATTATGAAGCAAGTAACGCTATACCTACTAAATTAAATGCAGAAAATATAGAATTATATGCTCCAATAGGTAGTAGAGTTGTTGTGCCTGGTATTCCAGGTGCTTTGTTTGGAACTATAGATATAGAAGAATGTAATATAAGTAGTCTTAGTTTTAACGCTAGTAATCAAACTTTTAATATGGGGCTTTCTCCTGGTTTAAATGAAACAAATCTTAGTGGTAGCGCTATTAATTACGGCGATGGAGTAGAAGGACCTAGTATACAAATAATTAGGCATGATGGTAGCTATACGTTTATGAGATCACTTGCCGTTGGAGGTTTAGCAAGTTTTCCTGGTGGGGGTAATTATGTTACTTCTTTAACAGTTAAACATATTCCAGAAAGAGATTTTGATTTTGGATTAAGTTGGTATAATTGTTTTAGTTTTGGTAACGGTATAGAATCTAACAGAATTAGAGATCAGTTTAATAAAATGCAAATTATTAATGGAGCTAGAGCCTCTGCTGTATTAAACGAGCCTTATGTAGAAGAAAATAGAAAAAATGGTTTAATATATTCTGGTATATATAATTCTATATCTAGCACTAATAATTTAAATCAATTTATAATTGGTGAAAAAATTACAAAAGATTTAAATCCAACGTACGGTGGTATACAAAAACTTTTTCAAAGAAGAATTAGTTTAGTAGCTTTTTGTGAAGATAGAGTTGTAAGTATAGTTTCTAATAAAGACGCTTTATTTAATGCTGATGGTAATCCTCAACTTATATCTTCTTCAAAAGTGTTAGGTGATGCTACACCTTTTGTTGGTAACTATGGTATATCACAAAACCCAGAGTCTTTTGCCAGTGAATCATATAGAGCTTACTTTACAGATAAAGCTAGAGGTGCTGTTTTAAGATTATCAAAAGATGGTATAACACCTATATCTAATCAAGGTATGAAAGACTGGTTTAGAGATCATTTATCAAGCTATGATGTAATACTAGGTACATATGATAGTTATAATGATGATTATAATATTACTTTAACTACTCTTGTTGAATTAGGTTATAATATTATTAGAAATTCATTTTTAGATTATGGTACGTTATCTTCTGCTTCTAGTAACAATAATCCCGAGTTAATAGCAAATCCTAATTTTAATAATGCTACAAATACAACTTGGCCTTATGATTTAGATAACTCTCCTGAAGAAATTACAAATTCAGATTTAGATACCGCGGTAACTATTTATGAATACGAACCAATATCACAGGGTTATTTTCAACAAGCAGATAATAGCGGTTCTTTTTTACCACCAGGATCTGGACTTCCAGGTGATCCAGGTATTCCAGCTGGATTTGAACAAGATATAATATATATTGATACTACCTCGCCTAACTTTTTTGATATTCATATTCGTAGGCCTGTTATTTATCAAACCAAACTTGGAGATAATAGTGTTAAAGATGTAGCAAGCTGGTTTGCTACTGACGCAAACAATCAATGGAATCCTTTTAATACATCAAATGTAAACAAATGTCAAGTTGGTAGACATACTCTTTATGGAGGTATGTATGGAAACTATGCGGGTGATAAAGGTTTATATTTTGATAGAACATATGATGGTAGTCCAATAGGTGATTCAAACGACGGGTTAGCAAGTGGTAATAATATTATTAGAAATAGTTTTCAAGGTGCTACACCTTACGAACCAACAACTGGTGGCTCTACAACACATCCTGATAACTGGGGCTCTGGTTATGGTAATGTATGGAGTAATTCAAATTTTGGAGGAAACATTGGTACTTTACTTGACGATTATGATCATGGTTTTACTGGTAAATTTAGTTTTGGCACTTATGGAAAAAAACAAACTGGATCTCAAATTGGAGATGACACAAACACAGATGATGTTATTACTTTTGGTTATAACGATCATGTGCCATTTAGCTATAGACATGGAATTTATCATACAGCTTATGGTGCTTTTCCTGGTAAATTTAGTATTAACACTAATCATTGGAATCCCCCTGCTCCAACTTCAGGGCTTAATCCTAGTGATCAATACGATATAGAGCAACAAGTTTTTTATGATTATCCGTCAAACCCAACAAATACAAATTTCTTTAGTGAACTTAGCGTTTTAGCTGGTGAAAGTATTATTATAGAAGTAGATTATATAATTGAGTTAGGAAGACAATACTTGTATGATTATGATCCAAATGGAGATGGGCCTGCTGATGGTTTTGCTAATGCTTCTAGTCCTCAGTATAATGACACACCACCTTCTGATGATAAATGGGCTGGCTTTATTGGTACTGGTACTGGTAAAATACAAAACGGAGATCCTATAAAAGATGACAATGGTAATACTTTTGTTGTAAGTAGCTCTAATCCTATACCAAACGACGGGGCAAATATTGGTGTTGCTACTTCTCGTGATCTTTGGCCATATTATTATATTCATAATAAAAACACAGGCGTTAATACTCTTAACGGTGCTTATAGAAGTCCTTGGTATCAACCTTGGGCTCATACTTGTAAAATAGAATTATTTGATGGTAGTAGTTTATTAGACAACGATTTAATAGATGATGTAGTTTCTTTAAATAATGATAACGCAACCTGGACAGATAGTAATGGTAATTTAGAAAGTTGGGTTAATAGTTACACTACTCAAGGCGGTGGTCATCGTGATCGTTATTATAGCTATATGGACTCTAACACAAGAGCTTTTAATCCTGGTATTTACAAAGTTTTTGGAGATCATAATGTTTATGGTGTGGTTAGAACTAGAATTAAAGTTAAAATGAAAGACTGGATTCCAGATAATCAATTACCAGCTAGTCCAACGCAAGCAGAAGCAAAAAGAAATTTTGTAACTACGGTTTGTCAAGAATTAAATTTAAGAATTACATTTAATCCTTATGATTATGATCAGTTTGGAAATGGTACTCGTAACACTATTCATTTGTATCAAGTTCGAGTAGTAAAAGAAAAATTTGGTGTGTCTTTACCTGTAAATTCACAGCCATCATCACCTGCCGTTCCTGAACTATTTGATATTCCTAGTTATAATGTAGATGGTATCGCAACAGTAGATTATAGCATGTCAAGTGTTTCAACTACTGATCCAGTAAATGTTGATTTATTTGAAGGTGGAGCTGATCTTTTTAATAATCCTATTATATCTAGCGATTTAATAGATGTTATTGATAATGGTTTTTCGTGGAAAGAAATAAATCCTTCAGCTAGCGGTAATAATATATACGGTGACACTACTCTTTATGACTCGTCTACGCAAGTATGGCAAGCATATGCTTATGATCAAGCTACTTCTAATTTAATAGCTCTTACTTCTAGTTTTAATTCTTTACTAGATGATGGTTATGCGCTTGTAGAAAATACTAGTTCAACAGAACAATATATAATAGCTGACGTTAACTATCACACAAATCAATATGCTTTAATGAGTGATCATTATTTCTTATTAGATATTTATGACAATGACACAGGTAGTGGAAATATTTATGTTGATGGTATGTTTGATTCTACTAGCTTATCAACCGCTCCGCTAGACGGTCTTGTAAATGGAGATAGTGGTTTTCCTACAGGCATGTTTGGAGAAACAGATAGACATGTTAATGTAGATGGTAGCATTACAGTTGGTATGAAACTAATACGTGTTGACAAGCCAACATATGAAAATGGCAATTTTGATTATACAGTAAATCTACCATATCGCCACACTTCAACTAGTCCTTTGCGAGCTATATTTAAAGTAAGTGCAAATAGCGATATTAAAAACTCAAGATCTATTAATAGTAATAGTATAACATTTAGTGATGATAAGTTACATATTAGAATTAATGAATATACTGGTATTATAGAAAAAATAGTATTAAAAAATCTTGGTAGTTATGCTTTATGGAATAATGGTAATGGTTATCCAGCAAATACACCTATAAATCTACCTAGCACTGGTAGTGTTAATAGTCAAGGTTGGTTAGGTAATTTTGGTGGTGGAACTTACAACCCAATATATCATGCGATGAGTATGCCAGTTCAATATGTAAAAAATAACGAGGTAAATATTAACAACGGTCCACAGGCTCAATATAGTAATGAAAACACGTTATGGACTAATAGCTCTAGTTATGCTAGATGGTTAATGGGTAGACACGTTAACGCTTTAAATAATTATACTATTGTAAATAACTTAAGTCAAGCCACAAATCCTAACGAAGCACCTCAACCAACAAACGATGGCTATGAAATAATTTTTGAAGTTGGCAATGAGTATTATACTAATAGTATGAGTCCTTTTAAATTTTTATATAGAAGTTATATTAACGCAACAACAGAAAGACCTGGTTTTTTAGTAGAAAATATAGATACTCCTGGTACTTATAAAGTTATAGCTAACTTTGACGGTAACACAACTTTACCTAATGGTGATCCTTGGAGTTTAGAGTTAGATACTGGTAATGGTTTTGAAGAGATAAGTACTACTAGTTCTAATGCTACTTTAAGTGTAAATAATGGTCAGTCTGGTACTACTACTAATTGGAATAATTATTATGGTAGTTACATATTTTATCCTCAAGGAGGCGCTATGGTTTGTAGTATAAAAAGTTTAAGTGTAAAAGATAGAACTGGTTATTTAACCTTTAGTTCAGTAAACGCCGCGGATGATTGGTTGTTTAGTGGTTTTGATCCTACAGCTTTTGAAGAAAATATATTATGGGATAATGGTAGTATACTTATAAATAGTACAAATGAACCAACTTCAAACTGGTTTGGTCAGCACCCATATACTTACGCTGCACAACAACTTAGAAATCCTTTAACAAACGCTTTAGCTCGTTTAGAAGCAAATAAAAAATATTTATTACAGTTTGATATTACTCGTATATCTGGAAGTGGTGGTTTAGAAATGTTTTACATTAACGGCGCGATAAATAAAGGTTTTCAAATAATAGAACTAGATAACAATCACGCAGTTGGTCAAACCGACAATGTTGAACGTGTTGTTGAAATACTTGATTTTGCATATCCAAATTATAACGTATATGGCTATCATGATATAAAAGATTATTTTGTTATAATACCTACATCTTCATCAAATATTTCTAACTATAGAATAGATAATATATCTTTACGTGAAGCACCTCAAAATATTGACATAGAAACTTATACTTTAAGTTATAGTGAAGATGTTAAAGGTTGGACAAGTTTTAAATCATTTATACTAGAAAACGGTTTAAGTTTATCAAAAAAATATTATACATTTAAAAATGGTGGTTTATATCAACATAATTTAAGTGATTTGTATAATAATTTTTATGGAGATCAATATGATTCTAGTATAACAGCTGTTTTAAATGCAGAGCCTTCTGTAATAAAATCGTTTAAAACATTAGGTTATGAAGGTACTCAGTCAAAAGTTAATAAATATGTAGAGTATACACACAACGGTAATCTTAGTTTCTTAGATATACACAATAATTTAACACAAGGAGATATATACGGAACTTATCACAACTTAGAAGACAAGGATGGTTGGTATGTTAATTCTATAATAACTAACAAACAAAGAGGTGTTGTTCTTGAGTTTTTAGAAAAAGAAGGTAAATGGTTTAATTATATTAAAGGAGACGACGGAGATTTTAATGATGTAGAATATATATCGCAACACGTTGGTGATTTAAGTTTTGATGGTATAGGTATGATAAGTTCTGCCACGGCAGATCCTAGTGGTAATAGATTTATTGGAAGTGGAAGTGGAAATGGTAATGGTAATGGTAATGGAACTGGAGGTGGAACAACAGGAGGTGGAACAACAGGAGGTGGAGCAACTGGAAGTGGAGGATATTAAAAAATAAAATATGAGTTATCATTATACAAATCAAAATAGAGTAACAACTTCAACGCAAACAACGACACAAAGAGTGGCGAGCGCACAGCCATCAACACAACCAGCGCAAAATATTTTAACCTATATTAGCGGGGTGCCTCTATTTAGAACTATACAACAAGCCTTAGTACATGGTCAACAAGTAGGTTTACGTGGTTATCATACTCATGTGTTTCAAGGTGTAATGGGCTATATGGCTGGTTTTGATCACACAGAAGCGTCTAGAATTACTCAACCTGTGACTGTTGAGCAAACAACAAGTTTTATAAATAGTTTTGCTATTGATGATACAGACTTAACTACTTTAAGCTCAAAAAGAGATTTTATTATAAATGGAGATATAGGTTCTAAATTTATTTTACAAATAATACAAAAGTCTAGCTCTTCTAGTGTTTTTGAAAAATATTATAATTTTAAAACAAATCTTTTTGAAATACCTACGATGGGTATTAATGTAAATCACTATTTAAGAGAAGAATTAAGTTCTAATATTTTTACTAATAGTATAAATTTTCCTTCTGGTACTAGTGGTGGTTATAAAATACTTTTAATAGCAGATCCAGATTCTAAAACTAATCTAAGCACATCATTAAGTAATTCAAGCGTTTTTAGTAAAGATATAAACGATGTAGGAAATACTACTGTTACTTTTGTTTTTAAAACAACAAATACTAGTACATATGCTAGTAATCCACCATCTGCTAATTTAACATTATCTGCTCCTGTAGGTTTTCAACAGTTAGCAAAAACATTAGATATAGCTAAAACATTAACAAATACCAGTTCAGACGCTAATGGTTTCGGTTTAAGAGTAACTAGTGTGTTTAACATTAACACGGGTATTTATTGCGAAAAAACACATACTGTAAATGGTGCTGTTAGTAGCTCAAAAACTATAGTTTTAGATAATGTAGATAATTTAGTTGTTGGAGCTACAATAACTAGTGTTAGTGGTGGGGATAGTGTTAGTGGAACACCTGTTATAGAAACTATAGATATAGAAAATAAAACAATAACTATAACTGGTAATAATCAAAGTTTTTCTGATGGAGGTACTTTAACTTTTAGAATAACTGGTAATATACTTATAAACGAAGCTTTTAATTTAGATATATCAGAAAATAATTTATCACAATTAACTTCTAGTATTATTGAAAACACTGCTTTATCAGCTAGTACAGGTAATTTAAATCTTAACAACATAATTAGCGTAAACAAAACAGTTAGAGGTAATGTGAGCGCAGATGCTGGCGCGAGCGGTGGTCTTAATTTAAACGGTACGTATGGCATTGCTGGCGGTAATCATGTTACTGTTTTAGGTAACGGATTTAGAAGAAACGTTACTGTTAGTAGTGTTAATACACCTAGCTCTAGCGCTGGGGCTGTAACTACAAACGTAGGGCATAATGATTTAGTAGCTAGCGAAGATTTAACATTTGTAGGCTCTACACAAGCGCTAACGCTAAACAACTGTCAATTAGTAGTAAATTCTTTTCCAAGTTCAGATATAACAGTTAATATTGATTTAGATACTTTTATAACACCTGGAACAGCATCATAAAAAAATAATATGGCTATAATACACATACAAATACAAACAATAGGTTCTGCTAATTTAGAAGAAAATCACCCTAGTTTACAAATAGGTGATCACGCTTTTTATCAAATAGTAAACGAAAGCAAACCTATACATACAGCTAATAATCCTATATATATAGGTCAAATTACTGACTTAGGAGAAAAATATATAAAAGTAGACTCTACTTTAAACCCAGCTGATATATCAGGATTTTTAATGTATTCTAAAAGTAAAATAGCAAATAATAGTAGTTTAAACGGTTATTATGCAGAGGTTGAGTTTAGAAACAACGATTCAAACCATAAAGCAGAATTATTTGCAATAAACTCAGAGGTTTCGCAAAGCAGTAAATAAATAGCAAAAACTGTGACTATATTTATATAATTAAATTAAATTAAATATGGAAAACAAGTTAATATTTAGACGTTTAACTGAAAACGACTATGATACAATATGTTCTTGGTGGAAGTGGTGGAGATGGCCTATAATGCCAAAGGAAGCTTTACCTGATGAAGGTAAAAGCGGTTTTATGATAGAAAAAAATAATATACCTATAGTTTGTTGTTTTTTATTTATAACAAACTCAAAATGGGCAAAGCTAGAGTGGGTTGTATCAAATCCAAAGTACAAAGAAAAAGATAGAAAACAAGCTATAGAAACATTAATAACTAATGTAGAAGCAGTTTGTAAAAGCATGGGTATAAAACACATGTTTAGCGTTGGTAGAAACCAACATTTAATAAATACACATAAAAAATTAGGATGGTTTGTAGATGAAAAACCATCATATGAAATAGTTAAAAATTTATAATATGGCAATAGCAACATCAACAGCGATAGCGGTAGGTAGTTTAGCTTACGGTATATACCAAGGCAATAAGCAAATGCAAATGCAAAAAGATCAAATTCAACAAGCTGGTAATATAGCAGATCAACAATTAGCTTTTCAACTAGAACAACAAGCAGCGCTTGATAAACAAAAAGCAGAATATGCAGCTATAGAATTTAAAAATCCATACCAAGGTTTTGCTGATTTATATGCAAAACAAGACAATGTAATGGAAGATCTTTCTGTAGATACAGAAGCTACACAGCTTAAAAAAAGGATGTTAGATCAACAACAAGCTAACATATTAGATCAATTATCTTCTACTGCTGGATCGAGTGGTTTAAGTGCTACTGTACAACAATTAGTAAATCAAGGTCAGCTTGCTAGCTCTGCTGTTATAGCTGAACAACAAAAACAAGAAAGACAAAATCAATTATTACAAGCAAAAGAACAATCAAGATTAGATATGTTAGCTTTAACTGGTGAACAAATAGAAGCTGGTGGTGAGGCTATGCTTCAAGAAGCTGAAATGTCAAGACAAGCTACGTTATTAGGTATGCAATATGGTAGCGCAGCTGGTGCTAATCAAGCTTCACAACAAGCGCAGCTAAATTTATTAGCCGCGCAGCAAATGGGTGCTCAAATGCAAGGTGCTTTAGCTGGTTCATATATGGATGCCGGGCAATACCTATTAAATAGTGGTATAGATTTAGGCACTATAGGTGGTGGTACTACTACACCTACTACGCCGCCACAGCTTATTTCACAAGTTCCATCTGGTACTAGTGCTTCTGGAGCTCCTTTAACCGTACCTGTTTTAACTCCTACTGGCGGTGAAATTCCTGGAACGTTTAGTACAGATTATACTTACGGTTTTGGCAATAATACAATACCAACTAGTCCTTATAACAAATAAAAATAAATAATATGGCAAAAAAATCAGGAAGTTTATTTGGTAGAGCAGATGCTGCATTAGTACAAGCTGCTTTTGCAGAAGGTAGAACAAAAGGACCAGCAGATTTTACAGGTATATATAAAGAAATGGGTGAAAGCTTTTCTTTAATGGCTGATGATTTGTTAAAAGAAGCTAAAGAAACTTATGAGGCTATTTATCAAGATGATATAGCTCTAAAAGAAAAAATGGGTACTGCTTACGAAATGATACAAAACGGTAATTTTACCGATGACGAAAGAGGTCAAATATTTGACTTTTCAGAAGACTATAGAGAAAAATTTAAAGAAATAAATAAAATAAAAGATAAAAAAGAAAGAAAAAAAGCAGAAATAGCTTTAAATGCTGAGTTTAATTCTTTTTTAAAAAATATGCCTCTTATGGAAACAGAGTTAGCTAAAATAGCAACGTTTGTAGCTAACGATCAACATGTAGCTGGTGGTATGGATGGCAGGTTTGGTAATACTAATACTGAAAATACTAATTTTTTAATTGGTATAGCTGACTTTCATAATAAAGTAGATGATCCTCAATTTAAAACTACAAGAACTATAGAAAAAGGAAATGTTTTTTATGAAGTTGAAGTTGGTAATGGCAAAAAAATAAAATTAAATCAAAATGATATTGGAAAATTATTACCAGTAGAAGATCATAATGCTAAACAAGTTTATGATGCAATACATGCTACTCAACAAAAAGCAGGAGGAACAGAAGGCGCTAGTTACAACAAAGACAGTGTTATTAACGATGTATATCAGATAGTTGCAAAATCTAAAAACGCAGCAGACACATGGCAAACTTTATCAAGATATAAAGGGCAGTTTAATAAAGAAAGCTTTTATGACGCTTTGATGAACCCATACAGTAGTGTTGGTCAAGAAATTAAAGTAGCTCTTGAAAACGCTAATTTACCAAAGCAATTTGACGTTGGTGGTGAAGTAGGTATTGATGAAAGTGATTTTTTAAATAAAGAAAACTTTACTAAAATAAAAAAATACATAATGAATAATCCTCGTTTTGGGGCTAAAGTAATGGGTGAGTGGTCAGCGGCTACAAGTGCTAAAGGTGCTTATGACTATGGTAATAATATATTGCAAATTGAAATAAACAAAAGAAATCAAAAAAATAAAATTGATAAAAATAAAGATAAATTTTACGCTTCAGACATGCAGTTTGAAGGAGGTGTTACTTCAAATACTTTAAACGGATATTTAACTAGTTTATATAATGGAACTATAACTAATCCAATAGATGGTTTGGTTTACAATATGAATAAAGATAAAAGCTGGAGTACTAAAGACGGTAAAAAACATTTAACCGGTACTGAAATGATTATGGAGTTACAAAAAAATGAGTTACAAAAAAGAGGTTGGGAGTTTGATGAAAATAACAAAACTACAACAAGAGGTGATAATGCTTTCTTTTTTACAGAAGAAAAACAATTCCAACCTTTTAGAGGTAGTTCAAGAAAGAAAAATGATATAGATAATCCGTTACAAACTGAAGTAAGAGTTGAAAATTTAACAGAAGAAGATTTTAATGAAGTTGTAGACGCGCAAGACATTATGAATATAGCTCAAAAAGCTATTAACAATAAAGACGCGCTTATATCAGAAAGAACTGATATTCAAGGTGTATCTAGTGGTGTATCTATGAGAACAGGATTTTTTAATTCTCAACGTATAGTTTTAATAGATGGATCTGGCAATGAATATAAATTTGATTTTGGTAAAAGAGGAGCTAATAGGCTAAAAGACTTGCCTAGTTTTATCGAACAGCTTAACAGCTTGTTAGAGGTTAAAGAAATTAATACAGAATTTAAAGATCAAAATTAAATAAATATGAATGAAATTTACATAGTTGACGGTCAAGAGTATTCTGTAGGATCAACAAGACTACAAGAATTTTTACAAAAATTTCCAAATGCTGTAAAAAAACAAGAGCAGCAGCAAGAAGATGTAGATTGGTTTAGTCAAACTTGGTTTGGTAGAGGTTTTAAAGCTGCCAGTACAACTGGTGAAGCAACTGATTTAATGTCTCAAGATTTTTCTAATATAAACGAAGAAGTTGTAAAAAATTTTATTGAAGCTAAACAACAAGAGTCTGAAACATATCAAGCTTCACAAGCTATGCAAGAGTTTCAAAAACAATATGTAAAAGAAGGTAAAACATGGGCTGCTTTTTTTAGAGGTGTACGTAAAAACCCAAAACTATTACCTGAGCTTTTTATTCAATCAATAGGTACGCAAATTGGTACTTTAGCAGATTCACCTGGCGCTACTTTAGCAGCTGTTGGAGCTGGTGCAGCTACTGGTGCTGGTGCAGGTACAGCTACTTTTACACCTTTTGGTGTTGCGGCAGGTGCTATTGCAGGTGGTTTTGGTGGTTTAGCAACATCAATGGAAGCAGCGTTAACATTTGGCGAGTTAATAGAAACTAGATTAAAAGAAAAAGGTTTAGAATTTACTGATGAAAATATTATAGAGTTATTAGAAACAGAAGGTAAATCTTTAAGAAATAAAGCTATTGGTAGAGGTTTAACTATAGGCGCAGTAGAAGGACTTTCTGGTGGTATAGCTGGTAAAGTTGCTGTTGCTACTAAAGGCGCTGTTAAAGGCGTTAAAAGAGCATCTTTAGCTGCTGCTGCATCGGGCATTGGTGTTGAAGCTGCGGGTGGCGCTATTGGTGAAATTGCTGGTAGAGCTGTAGCTGGTCAAGAAATGGATGCTGCTGAAATAGGTTTTGAAGCTATAACAGGTACTACTACTGCACCTATAAACGTTGGGGCAGCATTATTAACAGCTAAAAAACCTACATATAGATTAAATGGCGAAACAGTTACATACGAACAAATGAAAGATTTTGTTGATGAAGCTGATCCTATAGATATAGCTAAAGCTGATATTAAAATAGAAAATGATTTTACTGGTGTTGGTAAAAAAGCTAAAACAAAACAAGAAATAGCAATAAAATCTATAAAATTATCTGGTGACGAGACTACTATAAAAGAAGTTGCAGAAGCTCAAGCAGAAAATAATTTTCAAAACAACATGGAGTTTGCTAGAAAACACAGTAAGCTTTATGGTTTAAGAATGGTTGATGATTTAACGAACGATGAGATTATTGAAAAATATGGTAAAGAATATAGTGGTGCAGCTGGTTTTGTTTTTGAAGATCAAATAGTTATAAATAAAGCAGAAGCTAAAAAACAAATAAATGGTGATAATGTTGGTAATCACGAGCTTTTACATGGTATAATAAAAGCTAGTAAAACAGATATATCAGAACAAACAATAAACGAGTTTAGAAAAATAATAGGTGAAGAGGCTGATGCTGCAATACAAAAAAGAATAGACGAAAATAAAGACGTTTATACTGATGAATATTTAAAAGAAAATAGAGATGAATATTTTACAATGTATTCTGATGCTATAGAGGCTGGTGAAATAAAATTTAATGATGGGTTATTTGCTAAAATAGGTAATGTTCTTAGAAGATTATTTGCTAGTTTAGGTTATTCTAATGTTAATTTTGATAATGCTAGAAGCACTTATAACTTTTTAAAAGATTATAATAGAAGTATACATAAAGGAGCGTTAAGTACTGGTTTAAAAAGAGCTACAAGAGGTACTGCGTTTTTTGCTGCTGGAGAAAAAAGATCTGTATCACAAGAGCGTAAACAACAAATATCTAATAATATACAGGAAATAGGTAGTACATATAGTTTTGAAGGTGGTAAAACAGCTTGGGATCAAGGTGGCGCTGATAACGCTATAACAGAAATAAAAGAAAGTAGATTTTTAGATGATTTAATAGCTGCTAAATACAAAGGTGATAGAGTACCTGTAGATTTTGTTGATAAAGTGTATTCAGAACTTACAAATCATATTAGAAATTTTAATCCTCAAACAAATGATAATTTATTTGGTTGGATAAATAGTCAGTTAGCTAACAAAGCTGGTAATGTATTTAATAGAGAATATAAGCGTACAGAACAAGAAACAACAGCTAGAGATGTTGATGATAGAACAAAAGAAGGTGAAGTAAAAACTCAAGTTGCAGCTGAAAAAGATATTGCAATGCAAGAGCTTGAAGAGCAAGATATATCTATAGCAGCTGAAGTTAAACGAAGAAAACAACAACAAGATAAAAAACCTGAATATTCTAAGTTTAGAAGAAAATTAGGTATTGAAACTGGAAGTGAAATATACAATAGAGTTTTAGATGCGGCTCGTAAAGCTTTAATAAGAGCTTATGAAACTGGTAAACCAGCTAGAAACATACAAAGAAATTTACGAGATGAAGCTAATACATATTTGTTTAAAACAGTTAAAAACTTTTTAGGTACAAATACGTATATAAGTAATTTAAAAAAGTTTAGAGAGTCTATTATAGATACGATGTTTACAGCTGATTTAGTACAAATGGAAAGAGAAGTTGCTGATGATAAAAGAGTATTCACTAAGTTTGTAAAACAATTAACTAGTAAACAAGAAGTACAAGATGCTATTAACAGAAATGAATTACCAGCATCTGCTTTAAACGTTATAGATAAAGGTCAAGCTGTAAATCTTTATAAAAAAGTTATGCCTACTGAAGAGCAATTTATAGCTTTTTTTGATCAACCAGCTGTAAATCCTGTAACTGGTAAAAGATCTGGTTTAAAAGGTACTAGAAAAGATCAGCTAGCAAAGTACATGTCTGGTGCTTTAGCGTATGACGCTACTATGCAGGTTGCTCAAGAAGCAGATGTAATACAAAAAAGACAAGATATAGCTGATTTAAAAGGTCAAGATATACCAGCTGGTGATTTACAAATATTATCTGAAGTTATTGACAGGCCTATTAATGTTAAGTTTTCTACTAGTAAATCAAAATTTGAAAATTCTTTAGATATTGAAATATTAAATTTAGATAAAAAAGGTCTTTCTTTTGAATCACAATTTATGTTTTTAGAAACAGCTTTACGTAATTTTAAATTAGGACCTGAAAAAGCAATAGAATTAGCTTTTATAAAGCTAAGTGAACAAACTATAAATCCTGCAGATAAAGCTTATTTAGCTAAAATTATTAAAGAAGGTATTGTTGATGAAGCTTATATAAAAAATGTCTTAAAACAAATAAAAGCTGTTACTGTAAAAGAAATAAAACAATATGGCTACAACGCTACTGTAAATAGATTAAAAGATAAAGTTAAACAAGCTTCTACAAAAGAACAAAAAGTTAAAATAATAAAAGATTTTTTAATTAACGAAAGTAAATCTATTAGAACTTCAAAAGCAGATGATATAACTAGAAATAGTCAAATTTATGATAAAATTATAAAAGAATTAGGTGTTGAAGGTTTTAGTGTTGTAGAGCTTAAAACTAAAGATGGTACAAAAACTAGAACTTTTATAAAAGACGGTAAAGAAATACCTTATACAAAAATAGCTTTTGAAGGTGAAACTTTAAATACTTACGCTAAAGTAACTGATATAAAAAGAAACTTTGCTAATTTTATTGAAACTATAAATGCAGAGTCTAAACAAGCTATTGATTATATTATTAATATAATTGAAGATACTAGCTTAAGTAATCTTGAGAAAAAAGCTATAATAAAACTTTTAACTACAGATCAAGTTGGTGCATTTAGAAAAATATCAAAAGCTGGTATGTACGTAGAAGGTTTACCAACTAAAGAAACAACGTTAGATCATGAGATTACCATAAACGATTTATATCAAAAAACTATTACTGCTATAGATGGTAAAATCACTACAAATGATTTAAAAAGTATATTTAATAAATCTAGAGTTAATTTAATACCAAAAACTATAGATAAAACATTAAATGAGCAAAAGCTTAAATCAACTGGTGTAGATAGGATGCATAATAAAAAAGTTAAAAAAGCAGTGGATAAAGTTGATTTTAAAGACAAAGATAAAGTTTACGGTAATAATGAAGAAAAAGCAGGTACAGCTCAAAGCAAAGCCGGAAGAAAATTACAAACACCTATGTCTTACAGTAAAAAATCAAGAGGCATGTCTACTTTTGATTTTGACGAAACACTTATAGACAAAGGTGAAAACTTTATAATAGCTAAAAAAGGTAAAGAAACTATTAAGATAAGTAGTGGTGATTGGCCTATATTAGGATCTGCTCTTGCAGAACAAGGTTACGAGTTTGATTTTAACGATTTTATAAATGTAAGAGGTGGTGTTGAAGGGCCTTTACTACAAAAAATGCGTAATCAAATTAAAAAGTTTGGGCCTAATAATGTTTTTGTATTAACAGCTAGACCACCTCAAAGTGCAGAGGCAATACATGCTTGGTTAAAATCAAAAGATATTAACATACCGCTAGAAAATATTACTGGATTAGGTAATAGCACTGGTGAAGCAAAAGCTGTTTGGATGTTAGAAAAGTTTGCAGAAGGTTATAATGATATGTATTTTGTTGATGATGCTTTACCTAATGTTAAAGCCGTTAAAAATGTATTAGATCAATTAGATATTAAATCAAAAGTGGTACAAGCTAAAGTTAAGTTTAGCAAGTCGATGGATAAAGATTTTAATAATATATTAGAAGACGTTACTGGTATTGATTCTAAAAAACGTTTTTCAGATGCTAAAGCTAGAAAACGTGGTAGCGGTAAAGGTAGGTTTAGGTTTTTTGTGCCACCATCACACGAAGATTTTGTAGGTTTATTATATAACTTTATAGGTAAAGGTGAAAAAGGTAATAAGCATAGAGACTTTTTTGAGAAAGCTTTAATTAAACCATTAAACAGAGCTTATAGAGAATTAAATCAAGCTAAACAAGCTATAGCTAATGATTATAGAAATTTAATAAAGCAAATGCCTGATGTGCGTAAAAAATTAATACAAAAAACGCCTGATAATGATTTTACATATGGTGATGCTGTAAGAGTTTATCTATGGGATAAAGCTGGATTTGATATACCAGGATTAAGTAAAACTGACAAACAAAAACTTATTGATCTTGTAAACTCAGATCAAGAACTAAAAGCTTTTGCTGATAAAACTGGTAAAATATCAAGAATAGATGAAGGTTATATAGAACCAAGTGAACATTGGATAGCTGGTGATATAAGACAAGATTTAGCTGATGCTACAGGTAGAGTTGGTAGAAAAAAGTTTTTTGCAGAGTTTATAGAAAATGCTGATATAATATTTTCAGCTGAAAATATAAATAAAATTAGAGCTGCGTTTGGTGATAATTTTGTTGAAGCCTTGCAAGACATGTTATATAGAACTAAAACAGGTACTAATAGAAAACAAGGTGGCAATAGACAAGTTAATTCATTTTTAGATTATTTAAACGGATCTATTGGCGCTACAATGTTTTTTAATGCTAGATCAGCTGTATTACAGACTTTATCTACGGTTAACTTTATAAATTTTGCTGATAACAATATATTTAAAGCAGCTGCTGCGTTTGCTAATCAAAAACAATTTTGGTCAGATTTTGCAATGTTATTTAACTCTGACTTTTTAAAACAAAGAAGAGCTGGCGTTGGATTTGATGTTAACGGAGCTGAAATCGCAAGCGCTGTTGCTAAATCAAAAGAGCCTGTTAAAGCAGCTATAGCGTATATATTAAATAAAGGTTTTTTACCTACTCAGCTAGCTGATAGTTTTGCTATTGCTATTGGTGGCGCAAGCATGTATCGTAATAGAGTTAATACTTATGTAAAACAAGGTTTTTCACAAAAAGAAGCAGAAACAAAAGCTTTTGAGGATTTTCAAACTGTAGCAGAAGCTACACAACAGTCAGCTAGACCTGATATGATATCTCAACAACAAGCGTCTGTTCTTGGTCGTATGATATTAGCTTTTCAAAACGTAACATCACAGTATGTTAGATTAATTAAAAAAGCTGGTTCAGATTTAATTAACAGAAGAAAAACACCACCATATACTACGCAGGTACAAAGCGATATGTCTAACATATCAAAAATAATATATTATGGCGCTGTACAAAACTTAATATTCTATGGTTTACAAAGTGCTTTATTTGCTATGGCGTTTGAAGATGATCAAGAAGAAGATAAAAAAAATGAAAAGTTCTTTAAAACTAAAAAACAAAGATTATTAAATGGTAGTATTGATAGTATATTAAGAGGTATGGGTGTTGGTGGTACTATAATATCTGTTTTAAAAAACGCGGTTATAAAATACGGTGAACAACAAGAAAAAGGTTGGGGCAAAAAACTAGGTGTTATAAGCGATGAGTTATTACAATTATCACCACCAATAGGTATTAAGCTTAGAAAACTAGATAGTTTTGAAAGAACTATGGAGTATAATAAAAAAGTAATACCTGAAATGGAAACGTTTGATATTGATAATCCTATGTGGGATGCTTATGGTAATTTAGTTGAAGGTTTAACAAATGTACCTGTAGCTAGATTACTTAGAAAAGTTGAAAACGTAAGATCAGCTTTAGATAGCGAGAACGCTTGGTGGCAAAGAGTTGCTCTTGGTTTAGGTTGGAGCAAATGGGAGCTTGGTATTGAAGATAAAGAGGTAAAAGAAGTAAAGGAGCAAATAAAGAAAACTAATAAGAAAATTTATAAAAAAGGTGAAAGAATACCTGGTTTTTTATAATATAAGTAAATAAGTAAAAAAACAAGTAATTAAATAAATATACTATTGTCACATGAAAAAATTAATATTTTTATTTTTATTACCAATAATAACTTTTGCGCAACCAAATTGTGTACAAACTACTATTGTAATAAATTTAGATCAATACCAAAGCGAAACTAGTTGGGGTATTTACGACACTTCTGGTGCACTATTAACATCTGGCTATGGTTATGGTTCTCAACCTGATTATGCTTCGGTAGTTGAGCAGAGATGTTTACCAGAAGGCGATTTAACGTTTATTATATTTGATTCGTATGGTGATGGGTTAAATGGAGCACTTTGGGGTGGTTTAGACGGTTCGTACTATGTTATACAGTGTAATGATACGCTAGTATACGGTGATGATCCAGCTTTTGGTAATGACTCAATACATGTGTTTGTATCTGATGCTTGTCCTCCCATACCAGGGTGTATGGATCCGATGTACGTGGAGTTTAATCCTCTAGCTGATACAGATGACGGTTCATGCACTACTTTGCGAGTTTTTGGTTGTACTGACTCAACAATGTATAATTATGACTCATTAGCCAATACTATGGCCTTAATACCTAACTGTGATTTTACTTTAACACTATATGATTTAATAGGTGATGGTTGGGTAGGTTCTTATTTAGAAGTAACACAAGATACAAGCGTACAGCAGTTTTATTTAGATACAGCTGCTTATACAAAAGATTTTACAATAAATTTAAACGCACCGCAAACAGTAGAGTTTAGATTTTATGTAACAGCACAAGCACAATTAACAACGCCACACTGTGGATTTAAACTTACTAATCCACTAGGTAATACAATAATAGAAGTATTACCACCATTTATACAACCTATGTATAAATACAAAACACCAACATATTGTGGTAATTTGTGCATAGAAAAAACATTTGGCTGTATGGACAGTTTAGCAGTAAACTATGTAGATACAGTTAACACGGACGACGGTAGTTGTTATTATGCACCAGGTTGTACTAACTCTGGTTATTTAGAATATTATACGCAAGGTTTTACGGCTGACTATAATGATGGTAGTTGTAATACTTTAGCTATATGGGGTTGTACTGATACTACGGCATTTAATTATGATACAGCTGCTAATATAGATAATGGCGGATGCGTGCCGGTTATATACGGGTGTATGCAGCCACTTGCTTATAACTACAACCCCAACGCTAACACAGCAGATACGTGTATAGCATTTTTGTATGGATGTACTGATCCGACAATGTTTAACTATAATCCGTTAGCTAATGCTGATGATGGTAGTTGTTTGCCTTACGTATTTGGCTGTACTGACTCAACGATGTTTAATTTTAATCCACTAGCAAATGCAGACAATAATTCTTGCGTGCCTTACATTTACGGTTGTACTGATCCTAGCATGCTTAATTACAACCCGGAAGCAAACACAGAAGATTTTAGCTGTATTGATTATATCTATGGTTGCATGGATAGCACTGCTCTTAACTATGATTCACTGGCTAACACTGATAATGGTTCGTGCATTGAAGTGGTTTATGGATGTATGGACAACGGCGCGTACAATTATGATGTCACTGCAAACGTTGACGATCCAGCTTCCTGCTTGTATGCGGCAGAGTGTATAACAGGACCTGGTAATCCTTACTGGTTAAACGATGAGTGTTACTCGTGGGTTATAAGTGTAGATGATTATTGTTGTGAAAACGAGTGGGACACAATATGCCAAGCTACATACAATCATTGTTTTAATGGTTGGTCAGGGCCTTTGTTTAAAAGAAGTGAAAAGCAACTGATAATGATAACTGATTTATTGGGTAGACCTGCAAAAATAACAAATAATAAAATTTTATTCTATATTTATAATGATGGTACTGTTGATAGAAAACTAATTACAAAATAATTATGAAAAGAATATTAATATTATTATTAGCAGTAGTTTTAGTAGCTTGTTCAGCGCCAAAAAGCTGCTGCGGACAAGAGCTAGATGTTAAACAACTATTAAAGTTTTCTACATTTTATGCTGCTATTAACGGCGGTACATCGTTGTCTGATGTAAAAGTATTTTCAGTTGACAATAAGTTGTCAACTACAACTATATCTACGCCTTATGATTACAACTTTACAGTTGGACTTCGTAAAATAGCTAGGTTTGGTTATGAGAATAAAGCTAATACATTTTATGACGGTACTGAAACTAATTATAGTGATGCTGCTACAGTTGGTAAAGTTAGAGGTTTAGAATATTTATTTGAAGTAGATTACAAAAGGCAAGAAGGTGTTGATTATATGGATCAGCATCATTTTGTACGTTGGAGTTCTGATGATGGTTGTGATAGTGAAGTTTGTATAAACTTTTTTGCTTTAAAGTTTGAATATTTACAAGATGGTTTCGCAGATGTAGAGTATTTTGAAGCATCAGAAAGATATAGATATAGAAAACATAAAAATTTATCTTGGAATATAGGTATGGCTCATAGGTTAGCAGAACCATATGGTTATGATCCTTTAGCCGAATTAATGTTATCAAGTGGTAATTTACACTATACTTATTTAGCAATACAAGAAGGTTACACTATAGACGTTGCTAATGATCAATACTTTGATCCTAATGGCACTTTAGTTGCTACAAGTCCTGAAGTATGGGAAGCAGTTGTAATACCAGGAGTTATATCTGATTACGTAGCAAAAAAACGTAACGAACTAGACAGAATTATACAACACTCTATTGTTGTTGGTTTTGATTATTATAAATACACAAAGAAAAACTGGTTACATATATGGGGTAATCTAATGCCTTGGCATTACAACGATGGTAGCGAATTTAGTTATCATAATTATATAGAAGATGATCAGTGGTATGATTATTCAGGAGGACTGATATACGGAATAAAACAAAATAAAAATTTAGGGTATTTTATTGAAGGCAAATACAATAAATACTGGAACAGAGAATGGTATGACTTTAAACTAGGAGTTAACTACGTAATATTTTAAAATGACAAAAGAATTAAATGAAGATACTAGTTTTAAAATTAGTATAAAAACATTAGCAGGTATAGCTGCTTTAATATTTACATTAGTTGGTATGTGGTTTACTTTACAAGCAGATATTGCTGAAGCAAAAGAATTACCTGCACCTCCTGATCCAGAAGTAACGCGAATGGAGTTTGATATGAAAGATCAAATGATACGTAATACTATTATGACTACACAAAAAGATGTAGAAGAAATAAAAGTTACGTTAGAAAAAATAGAAGATAAATTATATAATAGATAATGGAAGAACAAGAAATAGCTTGGCCACAATATGTTATTTATTTATTTGTAATGTTATTTGTGTTTCTTGCTAGTACAGCTTACGGTCAAATAGAAGTTAAACATTTTAATGCTGGTTGGAATAGCGCTAATGATGTTTCTTGGTTTATGGATTTAGAAGACTGTAAAACTATGGGTACAACTGATATAGCTAAAAATCCAGATATTGCTACAAAACATAAAATAGCTGTAGTACCTACTATTATTATATTTAAAGATGGAGAAGAAGTTGCAAGGTTTCAAGCGGACTTATCATTTAAAATGGTAGCAACTAGAGAAGAAGTACAAGAAGAAATAGATAATCAATTAATGAGTGACTTTTAATTATGCCAGGAAGCGCAAGACAAAATAGTATGTTTGAACCATCACCTGTAAAGCAATATGTACAGAAAGGTAATCCTATGCCAGTAACTAGCTGTGGTAGACGTAGAAATGATGGATCACCATTATTTAAAAGAAAAAGAAAGCCAGATGTTAAAAGAACTATAGGTAGAGGTAAAAACTTTAATAAAGCTAAACCTACAGGTACAGGTGCTGCTGCTGGTGGTGGTATGACTCAAAAAGGAGTTAATGAATATAAAAGAAAAAATCCTGGTAGTAAATTAAAAACAGCTGTAACAACTAAACCTTCTAAATTAAAACCAGGTAGTAAAGCAGCTAAACGTAGAAAATCATTTTGTGCTAGATCAAAAGGTTGGAAAAGTAAAAGAGGTTTAGCAGCTAGACGTAGGTGGAACTGTTAAAAATAAAATTATGCCAAAACAAAAACTTAAAAAAATATCTAAAGAGCTTAAAAAGGCTAGTAATTTACACGCTGGTCAAGCTAAAAAAATTGATACTATGGTATCAGGTATGCCTATGAAAAAAAGCTCAGCATTAAAAAAAATAAGTGCAGCATGTAAAGCCGCTGCTAAACGTAAATTTAAAGTGTGGCCTAGTGCTTATGCTTCTGGTTGGGGTGTAAGATGTACTCGTAATCCAAGTAAGTATTTAGGTAGAAAAAAGAAAAAGTAATGTACAGTCAAAGTAATAATCCTTTTAAAAAACGTATGGGTGATTTTAAACACTCAGACGCACCAGATGCTAAAGGTAAATTTAAAAGTTTATCGCCGTCAGCATTAGCTACGTTTATAATAAAAACTCGTAAAACTTTAGCTAAATCAATAGCTAGTTTAAATCAACAAATAGTTTTTAATCGTAAAAAAAATCCAAGCTACGCTGCTAAAATGAGAAAGACTCAAGATATAGTTAGAAAACGTTTAGGTAAAAATAAGGCATGAGTAAAGCATATAGAGGTGTTTTAAAAGCTAGAATTAATAAAATTTACGGCGGAGATGTAACTATATCTAAGTGTAAAAAACTTAAAGCTCGTAAAGGAGCTACGGCTAGAGACAAACAATTATGTAATTGGTTTATTAATATGCAAACAAACAGACCATCACCTGCTAAAAAACGTAAAGATCCTGTAGTTGGTACAGGTAAAAAACCTAAAGGTAGTGGAAGACGTTTATATACAGACGAAAACCCAAAAGATACTGTACGCATAAAATACAAAACACCAGCTGATGCTAGAGCTACATGCTCTAAAGTAAAACGTATTAGCAAGCCTTACGCTAGAAAAATACAAATATTAACTGTAATGGAGCAAAGATCAAGGTTTGGTGGCAAACCTCAACAAGCTGGCATAGCTAAAAGATGCAAAGCTGCATTAAGAAGATTAAAAAAGAAATAATGTTTAAAGATTTTAATATATCAAGTTTTAAAAAAAACAAGCCACCAAGTGATAATAGCTTTGATACATCACAAGAAATTAAAGCATTAAAAAAAATACCATTAAGAAAAGAGTATGTTAAGAAGTATGATGATATTGAAGCTGCATTTAAAAAAACAGCAGAAGAGCAAGGTATAAAAGATTATGATAAAAAAATAGCTGCTAAACTTATAAAAGAATCAGCACCAATAATAATAGAATTAAAAAAATATCATAATAGACCTAGGCCTTATGAGTTAGATAAATCATTAGCTCATTTTAAAATGAAGTCTATGGAAACACCTTCATATCCATCAGGACACTCTGTTCAAGGTATGTTAATAGGTAATGTATTAAAAATGAAGTATGGTAAGTCAGCATTTATGCAGACTGCTAAGAATATATCTTATAGTAGGAGAGTTGCCCGCGCTCACTATAAGTCAGATAGTACAGAGGGCGAAAATATAGGTAACTCAATGTTTAACTTTATAAAAAATAAAAATATTTAAAATGAAAAAAGCACCTGCAAAAATGAAAAAAGCCTCAATGGCAAAGAAAAAAGGCGAAAAAATGCCTATGAAAACAGATGAAAAAACTGGTAAAAAAGTACCAGCATTTTTAAAAATGAAAAAAGGATCAATGGCTAAAAAAGAGTTAGTTGGTAATCAAAGTAACTTAAACGAAGGTTTAAAAAGAGCTATTAAAGCTACTCCAGCTCAAATGAAAAAAATGAAAGACTCGGCTATGAAGATGAAAAAAACAATGGCTAAACTTAAAAAAGAAGAAAAAACAGCTATGATGATGAAGAAAAAAGGTTCAGCTATGATGATGAAAGCTAAAAAATCTATGGCAACTATGAAAAAGAAGTCTGCTATGATGATGAAAAAAATGGCAGCTGCAACTAAAATGATGAAGAAAAAATAAATGTACGTTCAGAAGAACAACCCTATAAAGAAAAAGCAAAAAGGCGGAGGTACGCGTAAAACGTGTTTACCTGCCGCTAAAATTGCTAGCATGAGTAAAGCTGAAAGACGACGTTTAGTTGCTGCTAAGCAAAAGTCTGGTAAAGCTGGTAAATATAGACGTTCTTCAAAAACAAACGTAAAAGGCGCCCGTAAAAAAGGCGCTACATTACGTGACTGGTTTCAGAAAGAAGACTGGAGACAGGTGAATAATCCAAAGAAAAAATGTGGAGAAAAATAAAAATATAATATATGGCAACAACAACAGCAACAATAACATTAAGTAGTACTGATTTATTATCAGACGAGCTAGCTTTAGTAACTTCTTGTACGCTTACAAAAACTACTACGTCAACTGGTATAGAAGACACTACTGGTTTAAATAGAAAAAAAATAACTTCAACTGCTAAAGGTACAGCTAGTGGACAAATAACATTATATACAGCAGATGATTTTGCTGCTATTCCATATTTGTATATTAAAAATCTAGAAACTACAGTAGGTAATAGAATATTTATATATGATGATACTAGTACTAATGATCCTATACAGTTTCAGTTAGACGCAGGTGATTGGGCTTTTATACCTATGCATGGTGATAAAACATACAAAGCCTACGCAACAGCAAATCCTACTTCCATAGAGTTTATGGTCATGGGACAAGATCAATAATAATAACAATAAATAAATAAATAATTATGGCTACAACAACGGCAACGGTAACGCTAAATAGTGATCTAATGTCAGCTAATATTTCTGTATCAGCGTCTTCAACGCTAATGAAAGCGGGTACTACTGCTGATGGTTTAGATCAAATAGAATATAGTGTTATAGAAATACCAACAGGAGATCAATACGATTTAATATGTACAACTCCTACAGCAAGTAAAGCAACAAAACTTTACGTTAAAAACCACTCTACAGATGAAACTAGATATGTTAGAATTATGATAGACGCTCAAGATATAGGTAGATTATATGCGGGTGATTGGATGTTTATACCAACAGATTTTCATGATGCTAATGCGGATGTAGAAATTACATCTATTGGTGGTACAAACAAAATAGAGTATGCTCTTTTTCATGAAGGAACTACTTTAACAGCGTCTTAATAATAATTTAAAAAATAAATAAATATGGCAACAACATGCGCAATAAGTATTAGTTCTGATATAGCCCCAGGTTTTGCTGGAGTAAATGAGTCTATGACACTAACACAAGCTGGTACTTTAACAGATATAGATAGTACAACTGGTTTTCAATTAAGAAAATTAAAATCAACATCTACTGTAGATTTAATTACTATGGCTAACGAATTAGTAGAACCAAAAGATGCATCTGCTGAAGGTGGTAGTGCTACTCATTCTGCGGGTAAAATATATATTAGAAATATTGGTGATGGTAAAGGTATTATAGATAAATCTGTTGGTGTTACAATAGGTATAAACGCAGAGCCTCTTGGCAAGCTTTTTGGTGGTGATTGGATGATGGCACCTCTTACTTGTATAGATGCTGATGACGTTACAGCAACGCCTGATACTGACGATACTGTAGTGTTAGAATATATAATGTTCTACGAAGAAGCTTAATAATGGCAGTTACTAGATACCATAATATAGACGGTTCTAGCAAATCAATAGTAGAATTAATACCACCACTTGGTGGTGCTGGTAATTTAAAATCTATTATGATAACTACTTTAACGACATCTGGTACTCCTGAAGTTCAATTGTTTATACAAAAACCTACTTCTACAGGTACTGATAAGTTTGTTATAATATCAGGTGTTAAAATACCAGTAGGTAGTAGTTTAGTTTTAGATAACAGTATGTTTCGTATAACAAATGATTTTGGATTATATATAAAGCTAGATACTAACACTACAGCAGACGTATTATTAAATTTAAATTAAAATGAAGTTTATAGGTAAGCATGTAGTTAAAAGCTTTGCTGAGTTTGCACAAGACGTAGAGTTTCAAGCAGCTGTTAATATAGGCTCTTCTACTTTAAACAAAGCAGAGTTATCATATACTCTTGATGGTATTCATTTTGATATATTTGATATAAAAACTTTTACTAGTTCTACAGATACAGATGCTGGAAAAATAAGATTTTTTGTAGATGAAGTTTTTACAGCCGCTTTTTTAGATGATGGTTTAAATATCGCTGCAAGTGGTAACTTAGCTTTTGGTGGTATTGATATAATAGATGATAATAGTGGTACTACCACTTTAAAAAACATTGATGCTTTAGATGCTACAACAATATCTACATTTAACTCAGCATTATCAGACAATAACACTACTTATAGTATATCTTGTGTAGACGGAGACAACAGTGATGAAGAAAAAATTAGACTAACAGGTAGTGATTCATCTACAGACGACGTTGTATTAGAAGCTGGTACTGGTTTAAGTATTGCTAGGTCTGGAGACAAGATAACATTTACAAACACTGTATCTGATACAAACACGCAACTAAGTAATGCAGAAGTTAGAACAGCTGTTGAAGCTGCTAGTGATTCAAATGTATTTACAGACGCTGATCACACTAAGTTAAATGCTATAGAAGCTAGTGCAGATGTTACAGATACTGCAAATGTTACAGCCGCAGGCGCGTTAATGGATAGTGAAGTAACAAATCTAGCAGATGTAAAATCTTTTGATACAAGCGATTATGCTACAGCTGCTCAAGGAGCTAAAGCTGATAGTGCACAACAACCGCCATCAGAAGGAGCGTTTGCAAATGGAGACAAAACTAAGTTAGACGGTATTGAATCTAATGCTACAGCAGATCAAACAGCAAGTGAAATTAGAAGCTTATTAGGAACAGGTAATGGTAATTTAGTACCAGCAGCAGGTTCAGCTGGTGAATTTTTAAAACATGACGGTACATTTGGCACTCCAAATTATACTAGTGATACTAACACTAATCAATTAACTGAATTTACATTAACAGGTGATAGTGGTAGTGATCAAACTATAGCTCATGGTAATACGCTAGACATTGCAGGCGGTAATGCTATTAGTACGGTTGTTGGTGCTACTGATACAATTACTATTAACCATGACGATACATCATCTCAAGCTAGTGTTAATAATTCTGGTAGAACATTTATACAAGATATACAGTTAGATACTTATGGTCACGTAACAAGTATAACTTCTGCTACAGATTCTGATACACACGTGGGTGATATAACAGGAGTTACTTTTATGACCGATGATGAAAACCAAGCTTCAGACACAGCTGGTTCTGCAGATTTTGGAATAACAGGTGGAGAAGGTATAGATACAAGTTCATCTGGAACTACTATTACTATCGCAGGTGAAGACGCTACAACATCTAATAAAGGTGTTGCTAGTTTTAACAGTAGTCACTTTAGCGTAAGCTCAGGCGCTGTTAGCTTAAGATCACCAGCAATAGCTAATTATTCTTTAATAAGCTCATCTGGTACTACGACAACTAGCACTACAGCAGGAGAAGCAAATGCAGTAGTAATACCATATGACACAGAAGATTTGGTATCTTCTACTAACACTGTATTGTTAACAGGTTCAAGTGGTTTAACAGGTATTTCTGGTAGTTCTTATGCTTGGTATTCAGAAACACAAGGTGATTGGGAATATCAATGGAACGTTATGACTAACACAAACATAGTAAACAATAGAATACTAAATGGCGTTAAATTACAAAGAGGTACTCACAATGGTAGTACTATGACTTGGACTGATTATGATCCATCTACTTCTTTTATATATGATAGAGGTACTGGTACCGTAAGAAAAGGATCTACTACAAATCAAACTTTAGTTACACAAGGTGGTACTCAATATTATTGGAGATTAGTAATTTGGAAAGAAGCTGCATCAAACGCTTCAATGAACGCTATAACCGTAGTGACAGGTGTTAGTTTAATAGCAAAACAAATATCATGATAAGTAAACATATAAGTTATAAAGAAGGCGTGTATAGCATAACAGCTATAAGAAAAGGTATAGATAATGAACCTAACGAAGAGCAATTATCAAATATGAAACTCGTTGCTGAAAAAATATTTGAACCTGTTAGAACACATTTTAAAGTACCAATTAAAGTAAATAGTTTTTTTAGATCACCTGATTTAAACAAAGCTATTGGTGGATCTACTAAATCACAACATTGTAAAGGTCAAGCTATTGATATAGATGACACATACGGTAAGGTTAAAAACTCTGATATATACTGGTGGATAAAAGAAAACTTAGACTTTGATCAAATTATATGGGAGTTTGGTAATAATGATAATCCTAACTGGGTGCATGTTAGTTATGTTTCACCAGAAGAAAATAGAAACAGGTGTTTAAAAGCTTATAAAGATAAAGGCAAAACAAAATATATGGTTATATAAAAAAAAGGGAGCAATAAGCTCCCTTTATTTATTTAATAATATGATGTTAAAATCTATATGATACTCCTAGTTTAAATTCACCTTCTCTTTCACCATCATCGTTTTTACTTAATGGCATTGTAAAATAAGGCTCAACATGAAGAGCTTTCCATAAACAGTAAGAATAACCTACGCCTATATCTAATCTATCTTTTATTTCAGCCACTGAGTCTTCATAACTGTTATATACACACGTAGCCCAAAGACCTTCGTGTACGTCATAACGTCCTAATAATTCATAAGCATCGTCACCATCTTTAGTTACAGCTACTAATAGTTTATCGTTTACTTGGTAACCAACAC